TCATCGAAGCCACCATCCCAACCGCTTCTCTTCCAGCAGTACCGAAGCGCAAGTTTGATCTTCCAACCCCCGGCGAATACATGGCAGCAATGCACATCGGCGGAGAAACATTCCGCAACGTTGCAGCAGCAGCAACCGAGTTCATGCGCTCAAAGCAGACTGCACTTGAAGCAGCAGCAGGCGACGTACTTACCACCGACACTCCAGGCCTCTTGCCAGTACCAGTCCTCGGGCCAGTCTTCCAAGACCTCAACTTTATCCGTCCAGTTGTTAACGCAATCGGCGCACGCGCAATGCCAAACGGCGGAGCATCAAAGACTTTCATTCGTCCAACGATCACTACGCACACAAGCGTCGCTGCACAATCAAGCGAACTTGCTGCCGCATCCGCAACCACAATGGTTATTGCGTCAAACACAATTACCAAGACAACTCTTGCCGGTCAAGTAACGCTCTCAATTCAGGACGTCGACTTTACCGATCCAGCATCGTTGCAGATCATTCTTAACGACTTGCTTGGCGAATACCTCATCGCATCAGACAACGTTGCGGCCGACGCAATTACCGCAGGCGCATCGGCATCTGGCTCAACATGGACATTTGCCACCGCCGATCCATCAACGTTAATTGCAGCATTGTATGACGCAGCAACCGACATATTGACCGCAACAAACTTCTTGCCAGACCATGTTTTCGTCAGCCCGAACGTATGGAAACTTCTCGGCAACCAGTTAGACGCAGACAAGCGACCAGTATTCCCATACACCGGCGCAGCAGGACTTATGGGCGTAAACGGAATGGGCGTTGCAAACATTACGGAAAGAAGCACATTCAACCCGTTTGGTTTGACTCTTATTGCAGACAACAACTTTGCAGCAAACACAATGGTCGTTGCACGCGCAAGCGCTATTGAGTTCTACGAACAAGTACGCGGCCTAATGAGCGTTGAGTTGCCTTCTACTTTGGGACGCAATTTCTCGTACGCAGGGTACGTATCTACGTTCATCGCAGACGCAGACCAAGTCAAGTCCATCATCGTCAGCCCATAATCGGAAGGTAGGCCCTAGTAATGGCCACCTATACGGTCACAAACAAGTACCTCATAGACGACTTCGCCGTCCTTCAACTTCTCACCCCGACGGAGTTGGAGGTCGGCCAGTCAATAACGGTTGCATCTGTAGACGCCACGTTTAACGGCACTTACACCGTTCGCGCCCTTCCGCAATATCTTTACGAAGGCGTAGACACCGAAGGCGATCTTCTTTACAACGTCAACGTTCCAATTGCTAACCAAGTCCTCTACGCAAAGACGGCCGCCGATGTTGAGCGAACCGCAGCGTCTGGAACGCTGACGTCAACTCCGACTTGCTCGTGGATCACGGCCACAGACATTGAAGACTGGTTGGGCATCGGAACCGCCACAGCAGCCGACGCCACATTCCTCACTATTTGCGCCTCTAGTTCTTCGCAGTTCTGCTGGCGTCGACGAATGGAAGCCGGCTATGTCGACTCCCTCACGACTGTCCCTTCGCAGGATGTCAAACTTGGGACGATTATGTACGGCGGAGCGCTCTACCGGCAACGCGGATCCATGGATTCCTTTGCATCTTTCCAATCCATGGGAACCGCACCCGTCATGGGACTTAACGGAATGATCCGCCAACTCTTAGGCATTGACCGCCCGCAGGTTGCCTAGTGCCAGTCCCGACCTACACCGACTTATTCAATGAGGGCTACGACGACCTAGTCGCCAAACTCCAGACCGTTTCAGGGCTCCAAGTTGTAAACGATCCGCGCAACATCGTTCCGCCATGCGTCTTCGTCAACATTGATTCCATTGACGGCTTCAACTACAACATCGCCAAACTCACCTTCACACTCCAGATCGTGACTCTCGGCCCCGGCAACCTAGACGCCCAGAAGTCACTCCTCAATATGCTGGCTCAGGTATACGCGCTCAACATCGGCATCATCTCAGGCCGCCCCACAAACGTCGACATCGGCGGATCCATGCTGCCGGCATACGAACTGACCGTCGCGACCCAAGTCCAAACGGCGTAATCCACACCTAGCGCCCGAAACTATGTCAAACTAAAACCACTACTCAAGGAGCAATCATGGCAACCTCAACAATCCTCTCAAACCCAAAAGTCCAAATCGGCGCTGCAATCGGATCGCTTGTGGACATCAGCGACCAATGCACCGCAGCGGTGTTCACGGTTGTCTCGGAGCCTTTGGAAGACACCGCTTTTGGATCCACATCGCGCACCTACACATCGGGCCTGTTTTCCAACTCCTTAACTTTGACGATGTACATGTCTTACGCAGCAAACGAAACCTACGCCACACTTTCTACACTTGTCGGAACAAAAGTCGTTGTCAAAGTAAACCCAACCGCAGCCGTTGACGGCTCAACGAATCCTGGTTTTATTTTAACCGACGGATTCATCTCTGAATTACCTGTGATTAACGCGGCCCTTGGTGAGTTACAAGTGGTTGATATAGAGATACAGGGCGGCGTTTACAGCGCAGACGTAACCAACCCATAATCACGGCCGTCCTCGGCCCGACACTAGGAGAACTATGGCAAAAATTAAATTAGACGTTAAGCGCGGCGACACAGTTGAAACTGTTACGACAACCATGTTTGTTATTGCCGAATGGGAACGGATAGAGAACCGTAGATTCAGCGACGGCCGTGGGATCGGCATGAGAGATTTAGGTTGCTGGGCGCACATATTGCTTAAAGTCAAGGGCGAGAAACTTCCCGAGAGTTACATGCAATGGCTTGAAGAAAACCCAGACATGGAAATTACCGATCACAAAGACGTCACAGATCCAAACCCTACGGACGCGGCTACCGACGGCAACTAGCCGAATTGGTAGTCGCGACAGGCTGGTCGCCGACCTTTTATGCCGACACGTTTGACACACGCGACATGGTCACAATCATTAGAGTCCTTAATGACCAAAACAAAAAAGGACACAAATGAGAGACTCAGCCGGCGGCATTGAAGCACGGATAGAAGTGTTCGGCCTTGGTCAAGCGCTTAAAGATCTCAACAAGATCGACAAAGCACTTCGGCGCGACATTACCAAGGACTACAAGCGCGTCACCGCTGGACTCGTCTCGGACATTCAATCAGCCATCCCTTTGAATTATCCGCTATCAGGCTGGCAACGCCAATGGAATCTCCGCGGTCAGTACGAAGTCTTTCCGTGGCCGACCGACCATTCCGTGAAGGCATACATCAACACCAAAGCGCCCAAAGAAGTCTTTGGTGGCAAAGTAAACCTCTCGACTTTTGCCGTCAAATGGCTAGGAGCCGCCGCCGCGTTCTTTGACTTCTCCAAAAATAATCAAATGGGCGCAGCACTATCAGCCAAATACGGCGACCCGTCGCGAGTAGTGTGGAAACAGTACGAAGCAAACAAGAGCGATCTTGAGACGGAAATGGCGCGGATCGTTGACCGCGTCGGCAAAGCCTTAAGTCGCGATCTCAGCGCAAGGTAAACCCATGGCCGTCATCCTCCCAATCATCTCCGAATACGATCCCAAGGGCGCAAAAAAGGCGATTGCCCAATTTAAGCAACTAGAAGGATTCGGAGCCAAGGCAAACTTCGCTATTAAAAAGGCAGCAATTCCAGCGGCCGCAGCAATGGCTGGCTTAGGCGTAGCACTTGCAGGCGCAACTCAAGCGGCAATGGAAGACGCAGCCGAGCAAGCCAACCTAGCGCTCGTTATGCAGAACGTCACGGGAGCAACCGACGCACAAGTCGCCGCTCAGGAGAAAGTAATTGCCTCTATGTCTCGCGCTTCTGGCGTTGCGGACAGCGAACTTCGTCCGGCCTTCCAGAGCCTTCTTGTCGGCACTAAAGACATTACTACAGCCAACACCGCTTTAGCGCTCGCTCAGGACATTGCACAAGGCTCTGGTAAAGATCTAGCAACCGTCTCCGACGCACTTGCCAAAGCGTACGGCGGAAACTTCAAAGCCCTTGGTCAATTGTCCCCAGAAATCAAAGCAATGATTAAAGACGGCGCAACGCTTGACGACGTCATGAATGTCCTTGGCGGAACTTTCGGAGGAGCCACGGCCGCAGCCGCAGAAACCGCAGCAGGCCGCATGAAGATCCTAAAGAACTCGCTAGACGAAACCAAAGAGTCGATCGGCGCTGCACTACTCCCAGCCGTAGAAGCCATCCTCCCAGTCGTTCAAAAGTTTGCAGACTGGGCGCAAGATAACCCCGGAGCCTTTCTAGCCATTGCCGGCACCATCGCCGCTATCGCTACAGCAATTATGGCCGTCAACTTTGCAATGGCCCTAAACCCGTTCTCACTTATTGCAGCCGGCATTGCCGCGCTTGTTGTCGGACTAGCGATCGCCTACAAAAAATTTGAGGGTTTTCGCAACCTAGTTAACAGCGTCCTTAACTTTATTATTGGCGGCTTTGAGACATTGGCTAACACATGGATTAAAGCAATTAACGCGCTGATTAGGGCATACAACGCCATTCCGTTCGTTGACAACGTCTCAACTATTGAGTCAATCTCGCTCGGCCGTATCGGTGAAGCACAAGCCGCAGTCGGATCAGGCTTCGGTCGAGAAGGCGGCATCCCCGCAATGGCCGCAGGCGGAATCGTGACAGGGCCAACCTTGGCTCTTATCGGCGAACGCGGCCCAGAAGCCGTCATCCCATTAGATCGCATGAGGAACCAAGGCGGACAGAACATTACGGTCAACATCACAGGCGGCATCTCCACATCGGCAGACATCGGCCGCGCCGTCGTCAACGCCATTAAAGCCATGAACCGTGTAGACGGCCCAGCACAAATACAAGTCGCGTAATGGCAGCCACAATTGTTGACTCAGGATCCTACGATCTCCTCATCGACACAGGCTTTATCGTTGACGGCTTCACACTTGACGACACAACCAAAGGCGTTCTTAATAACACCGAATACGTCCTGAACGGTACGACCCAATACGCATCCGTCATCGAGGGCTCCACAAACATCACCGTCACACGCGGACGCCGCGACATCGGCGACCAATTCACAGCCGGCTCAATGAACTTCAATCTTCTAGACGGCTATGCTGGCGGAGTCTTTAACCCGTTTAACCAAGACTCTCCGTTCTTTGACACAGCGAACGCACAACCCGGACTAGCCCCAATGCGAAACGTCATCCTTACCCGCGAAGGCGAAGAACTCTTTAACGGTTACATCATCGACTACACCTACAACTTCAACCTCGGCGGCCTAGACGAAGTCAATGTCGCTTGCGCCGACCGCTTTTATGTCCTCTCGCAGACCTACATGGACACATTCAACGTTTCCGAAGAACTAGCAAACGTGCGCGTAGAAGCCGTCTTAGACCTACCAGAAGTCAACGCATTCCAATTACCCGGCGAACGAAACATAGAAACTTCTACTGTCCTACTCGGCGGAGCAGCCGCCTACACCGTCCCCAACGGAACATCCGTCGCCGCATACATGGCCAAAATTAACGAATCAGTCCAAGGCCGAATCTTCGTGGCTCGTGACGGCACGTTTACCTTCCAAGATCGAATCGGAACGACACTCTCCGCATCCGTAGCCGACTTCCACGACGACGGAACCCAAATACCATTTGATCAAGTCGGCATCTCATTTGAGGCAAACGAAGTCGTCAACCGCGCATCCGTAACCCATGCCGGCGGAGCCCCAGAAGTCGCCGAAGACCTTGCTTCTCAATCGACGTACTTCATTCAGACGCAATCAATCTCCGACGCCCTAGTCCACAACGACGCAGCGGCCCTAGAACTCGCCCAGTATCTACTGGTGGCAGAACCCGAGCCACGTTACACAAGCGTCTCTACGCCGTTTTCAACGCTTACCGACGCCCAACGAGACACCGTGGCCGTTATTGAGATCGGCAACACAATTACCATAGAGAAGTCCTTTGCGACTGGCAACACCACCACGTCACTAGCCCAAGAGTTAGCCATAGAAGGCATCCAACATCAAATCGACCTATCAACAGGCCACCGCATAACGCTATTTACAAGCCCAACAACGCTCGTCTACGAACTCATTCTTGACGATCTCATATATGGCACAATCGACTCGGAAAATGTCTTAGGATAAGGAGCACTTATGGGAGCAAACGCAGTTACTACAGTCCCCGTCTATGTGGCAGGAGAAGTCCTGACAGCGGCAGACCTAAACATTACAAACTCGGGCATCCCCGTTTTTGCGTCAACTGTTGAGCGTGACGCGGCTTTTGGCGGCACAGGCGAAAAGACACTTGCCGAAGGCCAGTTTGCGTATCTTGAAACTGGCAACGTAACACAGTATTACGACGGCGCGGCTTGGCAGTCTGTAGCAGTTACACCTACGCAAGCGGTGTTTCGTGAGGAACAAGCCGCTGGCACTTACGGCGGCGGTAGCACAAGTGGTTCGTATCAGAAACGCACATTAAACACAACGGTTGTAAACAACATTACGGGATGTTCTATTGCGTCTAGCGTAATTACTTTGCCGGCAGGCACTTATTATGTAACAGCGGTAGCACCCGTTTATAGCCCGGGTTCGGTTCGTTGTCGTTTACAAAACACAACAGACGCAACAACAATAGGCAACG